ATGACGAGGAAAAAACGGAGTTTAATCGTCGAAGAAGACCTAAGCGGATTGTTTTCGGGGAGCATTACCGACACTAAGCCGGTCAGTCCTGCGGACAGTACACCGGTCACTCGACCGAAAAGGCGTTCGATCGAACAGGCGCTTAAAATTATTACGCAGCAGATGGAAGTCAGCGGATATCGCGAGCGAACAATCAGCGACTACAATATCCACGTCAGACATTTCGCCAAAGCAACTCGAATACAATTCGTCGAAGAAATCACCGCAGAAAGTCTGTACGTATGGCTTTCGAGTATGAACGTTAGCAATCAAACGAAATTGACGCGCTTAAAATGCGTTAAGGCGTTCTTAACGCGCTGTATGGATAACGGCTGGATTACGCAAAGGTTTTGGAAAACCGTCAACGTAAAAGTCGACACGAACGTTAAGGAAGGCGCAACAGAGCACGAGGTAGGTGTATTGCTTTCGTTGCTCGACTTAAATGATTTCGTTCAATTGCGCGATGCGACGGCGGCGTTGTTGATGTTTAAGACAGGCATTCGTATACATACGATTGTGCATCTCGAAACGAAACACGTTGATTTTAAAACGCAGCAGTTACGCATAGATGGCGAAATAGTGAAAAACGGCCGGCAAGTGTATTTACCATTCGGCGACACATTGGCGAAAATGCTGGCGGTGCTGATCAAGCAAAACGAAAAAATTAGGCGCGAGTATAAAGTGCAGAACGATTATGTATTTATAACGAAGCGCGGAACAATAACGGCGACAAGTCCTTCGAATAATAATATTCAAAAACGGCTAAATAAATACGCAAAGGAGTACGGATTGCGCAACATAAATCCGCATGCGTTGCGCCGAGGATTTGCGAAGTCACTGCTCGACAAAGGCGCGAACATTGCCGTTATTTCTAATGCGCTAGGGCATAGCGATTTAGGAGTGACATCGCGCTATTTACATTTAGATAAGGAAGAAGTCGCCGAGAAATTGCGGAGATTTTTATAACGAAAGTTGAGCGTCCATTGCGGGCGCTTATTTTTTTTTGCGTAAAAAGTGCGCGAGATTGATTTGGTATCCTTACTATATAGTGTAGCGTAAATCACACGGAATTATTTTCGCTGAAAGTGTGCGAAGTGGTTAGTGCGAAATGTATCACCGAGTATAAGGCGCAACTCACACGGAAATTAATTTCGAAATTATTGCGCGAGAATTAAGCCGAATGCGTCATAGTAAATATAAGGTCACACGGAAATTAATTTTTCCGCAAAACTGCGCGACTTTAAATTGGCGCGGGTATTATTAATTGAGAACGTTAAGTCACACGGAAGGAGGAAAAACGAATGTATGTAAACGAAGATAATTACCGAGGTTACGCTGGCGAGAGGTTAGTCGAATATGATTTAGCGATGAAGTATATCGCAACTAGTAAGCCGAGCATGCCTGGAACACCTTACGATTTAACAGCAGATATCAACCGCAATAAAATCGATTTGCAAGTAAAAATCGCTAAACATTGCGGATATAAAATTGTAATTGATTTTCGAAAGTCGCACGGCAAAAGTCGTACTTACACCGAATCTGATTTCGATATATTAGTAGTTGCGGATTTAGAGAATCGTAAAGTTGCGTATATTCCTCCGAGCGTGTGGCTAGGTAAAACGCAGATAACGCTTTGGAAGGAAGAACCAAAAAGTAAGAACGGGTTTGGTCGCGGAAAACAGCCGATATTTTTCGATAGTTTCCTAGACTTTCCATATGAACCGTTGAAGGAGGCGAAATAGTTGAGCAGTTATGATAATGCTTTAAAATGTAGAAGATTTATAAGAAGAGTTACTTTTGAGGTCGCTGAAAAAAGGGATATCGATATTAATAAAGCGTATGAATTAGTATTTGGTTCCGGATTTCCTGAATTATTACAAACTCATACAGAAGAAACATTTCACTATGAAATTGATCATTGGGTCGGTTGGGTATTATGTTATGATGGTTTATAAGGCGAAACTAAACGAAGAACAAGCGCTGATGATTGCGAAAACACCAAAACGCGAAATTAAACCAACGGGAGTCGATCGAATTAATGATCCGGAGAAAGCCGGTGAGATATTACGCGAATGGGAATCTAGTCATAATACGCATTCGTACATTGAAGAAAACAAATGTGAGGTAATTTTGCAACATGTCGATGAAAGTCTTGAGGATTTTAAAAGAAAAGCGCAAGATTTTTACGATAACATGGCAGACGAGGAATTAATCAAATATTTTGCAAGTGAGGTTTCAAACAGAGAATTTCGATTTACACAGCATAAACCAAGTGAAATGAGGTTTAAAGTTGCGTTGGAGGAAATTGCCGAATTGTCCGAAGATGACTTTACCGATCCATACGAACTGTATCACTGGGTTGTTTATATTGCAAATCAAGCTCTAAAAGGCGGTGAATCAAACGAATGACCAACGAAAAACTCATCACTGTAGAAACACAATCGGAATACAACGCAACATCAGGCGAAAAGGAAACGCGCATATTCGTAAAAATGTACGTCGAAGCAGTCCATAGCGGTTTAATCGCCGAATTAGGACCCGAACGATGGCAAACGTTGTGTGTTATCGCTGCATTTATGAACGAGCAAGGCGAATGCTATCCGACGCAATTTGCGATTGCAAAGCGATTAAACGTCGCGAGAGAAACGGCAAACAGACGAATCAAATCTTTGTGTGATTTTCGCTGGAAGGGGCGAGAGATTGTACGCAAAGTGCAAAGCCGAGATCACGAAACACAAACGTGGAATAACGTGCGATATACAATATTGCCGATTAGTGGACTAACGATATTTAAAGAAGAAGAAAGCGAATGACTAGAACGACACACGGTAATGGTCACACGGCAAACGTCACATAAACAATAACTATAGTAACAAGAACTAATATAACAAGAACTATAAACATTGCACCAAATAGAAAACCACTATTTGTTGCGAGTCTTATATTGCATAAAAAGAATTATGCGAAAAGTAGATAACTAAAGTGCATTAAAAAGGAGGAATTGTAGTGAAAGTTTTTAGAATGAATGATTGCGATTGGGTATGTGCTGAAAACGAAGTTCAAGCTAAAGAATTTTATGAAAAAGAAACTGGATTTGAAACAGAAGAAATCGAGACGGATTTTACATCTTGGGGAGAAGTGCCACTTACGGACACAATGTATATCAGTGTTGATGATTTACCATTAGAAGAACAAACACTCACTCAATTAAACATGAGAAAGGTCGGTGGAGAATTATTCGTACTAAAGCCTTTTTCTTGGGTTATAGAAAACGAGAAGATAACTAAACCTTGTATTATTTGTTCCACTGAATACTAATGCACTATACGAAACTTATCCGCAAATAAAAAGGAGGAATCGCAATGACCAACGTAAAACCAACGCTACCACGCGAAGTAGCCATCGCAATCGAATCTATGCGCAAAGAAGGGGTAAGTAATTTCGGTATTATGCGCATATCTCACGGAGCAATATTCGAAAGTCCAGCGCTAACATTAAAACGCTACGCATTCGAAGGCGAGCACGGAGGCACACCCGACTTACTCATGAGCGCACTAATCAACGGATACGAAGTCGAGCAATCGCCCGAAGATAAATTGCGCGAGTATTACAATGAATTAATTTATCGTAAGATACTCGGAATATCAATCGAAGATATCTACGCATAGCCTTCGCACGCTATGTGTGGCGCATACAGACGCGTTAAATCGCACGGAATACAATAAGTCTCGGCGGTTAATAAAGCCCGCAGGAGACGTTTAAATCAACGGAAATGAGGCGGTAAAATGACGAACTTTAACGGAACGACTTTTCGCGTAGGAGCAGTCGATTATTCAGTCGAAGTCATTGCGAAATTAGCTGATCGACATGGACTCGGCGGGCAAGTCGTGTATGGTGATACGCATATTCAAATGGACGAAGGATTAAGTCCGTCGCGTATGAACGAAGTATTATTGCACGAATTAACACACGCCATGTTTTACGAAGCTGGGTTCGACGATCACGAAGAGGACACTGTAAATAGAATTGCGAAAGTCCTGCACGGAATGTTGCGCGATAATGATTTCGGATTTTTGCGTGAGGATTGCGAGTGTCCACAGTGCGGATTCCAATTCGAAGAAACGGAGGGAGCGGAATAGTGGCACGTAAACCAACATCAATCGGAGACCTTAACGCGATAATGAAACGATGCTCGAATATTATGACGGTGCGCTATGTAACGACGACGATACATCCCGGTTTCCGCACCGTAGTTTCAATCGATATACACACTTCGAAAGAAACGCGCGAATTTACCATAACGAATAATCCGGACCCGGAATTTGACTTAGCGAAAGCAGTCAACGAATATTTAGACGAATTGGAGGCGAAACAATGTTAACAACGGAACAACTCAACGCAATAAAAGAACGCGCGGAAAAGGCGACGGCTGGTCCGTGGGAAGCCCGTAAGTGGTCCGGTCCTACTAACGATCAATTCTTCGTTAGACAATACGGCGAATCTGAAACGAAGGAAATTGCAACTGCATGGCAAGGGGTCCGTTATCCTAGAATGCCGGAAATTTGCGGGGAAGAAGCGAAAGCAAACGCTATTTTTATTGCGCATTCAAGAACGGATATCCCAGCGCTCATTACCGAAGTCGAACGGTTACAAAAGGAAAATGCATTTCGACAAAAATTAGTAGAAACCCTTTCGAGGTATATACCGAATGGGGAATTATTGCGAGGTGATAGTGATGACTAAACCGAAATTACCGCCCGCAACGGACTGGCGCGCTCGCAACATCGCCGACTGGAACGTCAGCACCTTCATCGCATTTATTGCCGAAACGACAGCCGAACGATACAACGCGGAGTATCAGCCGGGCGGTCGAGGCGCTAAGTCGACGCGGTGGGCGCGCGAACGTGGCATGCTGAAACAGGCGCAAGGGCGTTACGGCAATGCGGTGTTGCGTCGATTCATCGAAATATGCTGGGCGGAATACCGCACGAACAAGCCGGACGAATACCCGTACCCGACCGTAACTTTTATGTTCGGATGGATGGACCGTAATTGGCTGGCGGCACAATCGGCGGTGGCGAGGGAACAGCGCGAGGCAGAAACGGCGCAGCAATTCGAAGAAATAAGCGAAGATTGGTGGTGAGGCGGAATGGAAGAATTTCGCACAGTAAAACGTAAAGCTCTTGTTGGAGAACGTATATTAATTACGGATGCAGATTTGATGGAGACTCGTTATTTTGACGGAGATGTTTTAATGGTAACTGATTCGGATAGTCATGGTGTTTATTACGAAGACGCATTAATACTCGATGATGAATACGAAGTTATCATAAACCAAAGTATCGGGGAGGAAATCGCATGAAACAATTTCGCACAGTAAAACGCAGGGCTAAAGTAGGCGAGTGCATATTGATTACGAATGTTGATCCGCAAGAATACCGATATAAAAACGGCGATGTACTGACGGTAACGAGCGTTAAACTCGGAGGTGTGTACGCTAATGAAGATTGGTTAGTTTGGAATTACGAATATGAAGTTATCGAGGAGGAAAACGAAATGGATATTGAAAACATTGCGGATCAACAATTATGGGCGGTAGTGACGGACGATGGCGAAGTATATCAGCTCTACCAAAAATTCGCTGATGCAAGCGGGCATCCAGATGCGGTTGGTCATACTGCGCCTTTACAACGAAACGATACCGTTAAGTTATTAGCAAAAGGTCGGCATGACCTGCGCGACAAAATAATATACGTAGTTGCGTCGGATAGAGGAACGAAGCATCTAATCGGAGAAAGAGGACTGCGAATGATTGAAGCGAAGCAACTAACGGACTACTCATACGAAGAGTTACTGGACGCAATCAAGGCAAAGGCGCAGGCGGAAGTTACGCCGAAATTACCAGGACTAGAAGTGTCTGCCGAATTGTTAGCGAGAGTTAATTCGCATAGAACGTTCCAGCAACAACGCGATAGCATTATCGAACAGGCAAAGCGCGATGTGGCGGAGTTATCAGTTACCGAAATATTTTCCACTGTACCTACATTATCGGGTGGTATGATGTCCTTCTATCCAATAGGATGTAGTAAAGAATATGAAGCCACGGATGAGGTTCAGTTTATTGTTAATAATGAAAAACGAACTGTCGTTGCTCTGATAAAATGGCTAGGATCTTCTGATGTATGGGCAAAAGGAATCGCCAAGTGTGCGCCGACCGATTGTTTCAACGCCCACATCGGCAAGGCTATTGCGTTAAGACGTGCGTTAGGGTTAGACGTGCCAGCGGAATATTTGAACGCGCCACAGCCGACGGAAGTGCGCGTGGGTGACCGGATTTACCTCGAATTTAACGGAGAGACAGAAACGGTTAGCGGATTTAATTACGGAGGATACACGCTAACTCACGAATCGCCAGGATGCGTAGATAAGGACGATTATAAAATAATCGACGACAGCCGCGAAGGAGAGTGATCGCATTGAAAACGTTCTTCGGAGTGTGGGCGATATTTATCGGAGTTATTGTCGCCATAATTATTGCGGTACTACTGTTAATTCAAGTCCACGCATTATTCGTAGCGGTATTTCCGACAGTTGGCAATTTTATATTTGCGGTATTACTTATAACGGGATTTTTTGCAGCATTAATCGCTATTTCTGACGATAAGGTTGGGTAAACGAAAAGGAGAGTGAGCGAATGAAACCAACGACGGAAGACGAAAAGAAATGGTTTCTAATCGGATACTTCACAGCGCAAGCAGATTCATTCGCAGAGGAATTCGGATACTCGCGAAAAGAAGCAGCGGAAATATTACTCGCGGAATTTGAAAGGAGTCGAAGCTATGAACGAAAAGTTACCGAAGAATAACCACGCTAAATCTTGCGTATTAGCATCGCGCTGCACAGTGGCGAACGGCAAATCGTGCAATTTCCAGTGCCCGCATTTCATTGCGACAAACAGCCGATTGCGAGCGAGCGGAGTGCCAGCGGATTATCGATTGGTGACGGTAGCAAATTCGCCAGCCCGTACGAGTCAGCAGGCGGTTTATAAATCGGTGGATGCATACGTAGGAACATTCGAACGGCAATTTGCTAACGCAACAGGCGTTGATGGAAGCAGCGAAAGAATTAAGTCGTTGTATTTATATAGCGCAAGTCCTGGCACGGGCAAAACGACGACAGCAAGCGCAATCTTGAACGAATATTTAACGCAACATTATATCGGTTGTTTGCAGCGTAGTAGGCAAGCGTTGCAGCAGCCGGCTTATATGCTCGATGTCAACGCCTGGCAAACGTTGTTCAACGAGTTTAACCGCAGCAACATTCCGGCCGACATTGGCGAAGAGGCAAGCCGTCAGTATTATCGCCAAATGCAAGCAGCTAAGACGGCGCCGTTCGCAGTACTCGACGATATTGGTGTCCGCAATGCAACCGAGGCATTCCGCGGCGACTTACATGCGGTAATTAATGCGCGTGTGACGAACGGATTGCCGACGGTGTACACTTCGAACTTGCCACTGGCGGAAATGGAACGAGTATTTGACGCAAGGCTTTACGATAGAATGCGCGATCAATGTGCCGAGTTGGTGTTCGTAGGCAAATCGCAAAGGGGGATGCGGAAGTGAATTGGTTTAAGCGAAAAAAGAGACCACCGAAACTGCCTTGTTTTCATTCATATCGAGTTGTTGACTTCGGTTACTGGGATGATCCGTTAACTTATTCGGGAGGGCAATACGAAATTGGGTGCATTCGTTGTGGAATTACCCGAATTGTTGACGAGGATACATTCGAAAGTTTAAAACAACGAAATCTTGTCAAGGAGGCGACCGAATGACTAACGACAAGCAACCGCAATTTAACTTCGGCGATTTGGTCCGTGTCGCTGGCTACTGGCCGCAAGTATTCGTCGTAGATGGTCGACGCAAAGAACATTACGAATATCCCGACGAAGAATGGACCGAAATGGTATACGAATTGCACGGAGCATTTACGCTGGAATGGCTCGAAGCAGACGTCGAAGATTTAACGTTAGTTGCGCCGGCAGCCAACGCGGATGAATATTTAACCACGGTCGGACAGCCGACGATTGACTTGACGGATTACATGTCGCCATTGACCGAAAGAGAAAGCGAGATTATTGACCGAGAGTTTAATAGAGGAATGGAGGAGATGCGCATGCTGTACGGAAAACAACCGAAGGAACCACGCAAGCCGACCGCAAGGGAATTGTCAGCGCAGGAAGCGGAAAGGCGAAAGGCAGACCGAAAGGAACGCGCCGACCAAATCGATAACTTGCTGGATATTGCGAATTGGAATCGTAAGAAGTTCGCGGAGACTGGCGAACAGGAGTATGCGGCAAAGATTGCGGAAGTGGAAGCGGAATTGAAGAAGATGAGCGAAATCAAACGATGATGAAAAAAATATTAAAATGTGATATTTGGCCTAGTTCTACGATTTGGGGGAGTGGAACAGAAATCTAATGGTGGAACAATATACTTTCATATAAGAATAATGACTGGTAAACAATGGATATTATGGACAGGTGTTTATGCGATATTGCCAAGAATAATCACTTGTTATAAAGTACAGATAAACGGATAAGCAACCGAAAGGAGCTGACGAAATGAGCCAACACGCAAACTTATTGTTTAGCAAAATCATCGACGAAAATAACCCGCAAGCACTCGTTAAGTACGGCATCACCGAACGCGACCTGACAACGGACGGCGAGCGGGCAACCTATCGATTCATAACGGACTACTCGGCGAAAAACGGCGGCGCTGCACCTTCCTATGCGAACGTGGTGGCGCAATGCCCGTCGTTCAATTATACGCCAATGGTCAGCGATCAATACGAATATCTTGCGAAACAAATTAAAAGCCAAAGCGCAAAGAATTTCGTTGTCGACTTGGTCAATAGCGGAAAGCTAGCGGACTTACTCGAGAATACGCCGGACGGAAACGAAGCGCTAAAGTTGTTGCAAGACGAGCTGGCATCGGCTATAATTAGTACGAACGTACGTTCGAAAGTAGGAACGGACGTGAAAGCCGATAGCGACAAGTTCTTAGCGGAAATGGACCGCAGAAAAGCTGGCGAATCGTTCAAAGTATGGAAGTCGAAATTTCCGTTCATTAACGAAACAATTGGTGGCTACATTGCGGGCAACTTATACGTGCCTTACGGAAAGTCCGGGCGCGGCAAATCCGTCATTACGCTCGAAGAAGTGCTCGAAGCTGCAACGCAAGGCGCTAACGTGTTGATATGGGCGATGGAAATGGGCTGGTACGAAGTGCTCGTACGTATTTACGTAAGTTTATCCGCAAGAAGAGGCCTTGTCGAAGTAACTACGGAGGATATGCCGGATATACTGCCGAGCGGGTTTAACATGGCGGCCGGCTTCGATTCTACGCAAGTACGTTACGGCAAATTAAGCGATGAATTCGACGTGGCATTCCGTGCATTCGTCGAGCAATTAAACGATAGCATTCCCGGCAATATAATCGTACGTGCCGTCGATGATGACGATTTTAGCAACCGCACGCTCGGCGCATTAGAAGCGGACATACTTGCGACAAATGCAGACGTGGTGATGGTCGATCCGTTTTATTATCTCGATTACGAGAAGAATACGTCACGAACAACCGGTGGCGATGCGGCTGCTACGTCGGAGAAATTGCGAAGGCTTGCCGGTAAGACACAAACGGTTATATTTGCGATAACACAGGCGGACGAGACGGCACAGAATGAAGACGAAGAAGGCAATCGTGAATTGGAACTACCGCAAAGGAAAGACGTGGCGAAAACGAAACAATTGCTGCAGGATGCGTATTTGTTAATCGGAGTGGATACCGACTATAAACAATGTCACGGAATCATCGGGTTGAATAAAGGGCGCGACGGTGGCGAAGGTGTTTATCGCGAAATCGTGTATATTCCGCAAGTTGGTATCGTTAGGGAGCCGGAGACGGGACCGAAAGCAGCAGAACAATTTGTATTTTAGGAGATAATGTAAATGGAAAAGAAGGTTTGCAAACGATGTGGACGAGAATACCCTGACAGAAAGGTAGTTAGTTATTATTGTAGATCATGCGAGGTGGTTGTTGGGTATGAAAATAAATTGAAAAATAAGAAGAATTAAACTATGATTCGACAATATTCGCTATTGCGTTTTATTTTATTCCGTATTACGAACATTCATTATTGCGTACATGCGTACTGTTATTGTAAGATATTATTACAAGTTTATTACAAAGGAGGCGGTATAATTGGCGGAGGTATATATACGCAATCAACCGGTTGACATTGACGTACGTACGGAACTCGAACAATTCGCATGGACTCGACCGAATTGGTCCAACGACAAGTTAATCGCAGCAAGTCCTTTTCGCTATGATCGCACGCCGAGTTTCTTCGTGCGGCTCGAACAACACGGCGACTATCCAGCGGGCACTTTCCACGACAGCGGCGCCTATGACAACGAATGGTCGAGCGGCGGCCTTGTAAAGCTACTCGCATTCCTGCGAAACGAAACCGCCGAGGAAACGGAGGACTACTTACTGGCGGAGTATGCCCCGTTTGCAGCCGACGAAAATGCGCCGATACAATTGCGCAAAATACACGTAAAGCACCAGCGCACTAGGCAAGCGTTGGGTTCCGATTACCTGGCGCAATACACCGAGGATTATTCGTACTTAGAGTCGCGCGGAATTGGAGCGAACTTCCAATCGGAAATAGGAATAAAGTACGATGCGAAAAGTCATGCGGTCGTGATACCGTGGAGACAAGCGGACGGCCGACTTGCGAACGTAAAGTATCGCCAAACACGCGGCAAGGTGTTTTGGTATGCGAAAGGAGCGTGGCCAATCCGTGAGCTGCTATTCGGAATCGACCGAGTAGGCAAGACCGCATTAATTTGCGAGGCAGAGATTGATGCGTTAAGTTGGCGCGTTGCTGGCTACGATGCGCTGGCGACTGGTGGGGCAAGTTTTAACGAGTTTAAGCGCGATTTAATTTTAACGTCGCCGATTCGCGAATTGTTGATCGCAACGGATAACGATAAGGCTGGCGAAAAGTTACGAGCGGAAATAGAGCAGGCGTTAAAAGGGCGAGTGCGAATCGGACATGTGCGAGTGGACCAGCGGGTGAAGGACGCGAATGAGGCGTTGATGAAGTTCGGAGTGGCTTCGTTGAGGGATGCGGTTGCTCGGGCGGAAGGTCGTAGTTCTTTGTACGTGAATTTGAGTACATTGCGCCTCGGGTAAGTAATGTTTTAATTCGCTTACCCTTCCGTGTCGCTTGATTCGTCGTCGACCCATTCGTAAAGTTCTTCGATGGAGCAATTGAATACATCGGCAAATGGTTTCGCGGTATCGACTTTCATTACGTAGCGCAAGTTTTCGTAATCCGATACGCGGGACTTATCCATGCCGACTAGTTCGCCGAGTTGTGTTTGCGTTAGTTTCATACGCTTACGATAGTCGCCGATCAAGCACCTTCCGACCCGTTTCGTGGCGCTTCACCTCATATTTATGTAATTGATTTAATCTTCTATAATAATTTCTACTATATCCTGTATTTTTACATTCAAAACCTTACATAGTTCATCAACTTTAGTAAGGGATATAGATTCACCGCGATTAATTTTAGCAATTGTAGTTGGATGTAAAGGTTTATTCCTTAAATCACTAATGACTAAATTTCTAAACTTTAAAGTTTTAAATAAGGGGTCATAACTAATCATCTTACACCTCCGTTAATTTTTTGGACAAAAATGTTCACATATATGAACATTTGTAGTATACTATAAATATAACAGATATTTGTAATTATTTCTACCTACCTAGGTTAATTTAAAACAAAGGAGATAAACAATATGCCACTTCGTCGACTCTTATTATCAGAAATGGAACGCGTTACATATGATATTAATTCAACCGAGTTAGCAGCAAATATTAATGTTCATCATAGTACATTTTCGAAGTTTTTTAACTATAAAAATGATTTATCTTTCTATAATGTATTAAAATCACTTAAATTTCTGAATCCAAATAACGAGCAAAAGTTAATGATCGAAGCGATAGAAATTTTTATCGTAGAGAGACAACAACAAAACACAAGGCTTTCGCTTGAGTATTTATCTATTAATGGTTTATTGGATGAGTTAGGCAAAGCTTTGAAGACTATGGATACATCGAATACAACCTGTAAAGAGTGGCATCAAGTGTATAGTATCGCCTATAAATTTCAAACTCAAGATTTATCAATTAAAGATATAGAAAAGCAATTAAATAGCATTAAAGTCAAATCGTATGACATGGTGATTTTTAAAAAGATACTAGTTGCATATTTGTATTATAAGAAAGGTCATTACAAAAGGGTTCTTGAGATGTCTGTGGAAATTACTTTAAATTTAGAAAGTAAGAAAATGAATGATTATTTAAAAGAGACATTTCAATTGAGGTTAAATGAGATTTTAGCAAATGTGTATCTTTTTGCAAAAGGAGAAGAGAAGAAAGCTAGATTTTATTTAAATTCTTTAATTCTTTCACCACTAACATGCGCGAGATTCAACTTTTTCGCTTATTATAATATGAGCCTTTCGTATTTCTTTGAAGATTACGAAATGGCGGTTAAATACTTAGATGAATATGTTGGTTATTTACAAGAGTATAATCTTGAGGATAAGTTAATGTATGTATTAGAAAATGACTATCCTTTTTTACGTACTTTTTGGGGAGTAAATACCGAAACTGAAATTAAAGATTCGTCTAAGATTGAACAAGCGCATTTTTATGCGAAGATTGGTGAAACGGATTTGGCCTTAGAGATATTAGAAGGTATAGAAGATAAAGGGGATCCATTCTTTGAGTGCTATAAAGGTCTAGCGTTAGGGTCGACAGATTATCTAGTTAAATCTATTGGGAAATTACTAAATTCGGGTAATAAATTTTTCGCTAAACTTCCTTTAAGTTACTTAGATGATTCCCATAAACAAATCGTTTCTCCGTTATTAAGTAGTCTAAATATTATTTAAGGGAGAAGATAACTTGAAAAAGATAGCAGCATTACTATTAACACTTTCAATTATTATCGGATTAACAGCACCAGTAGTTTCTGCAGAAGAAACAGATCCTACATCTCAAGAAGAGAGCAGTCAAGTAGAGTCGGGAGTAATGTCACCTATGTACATTCCTGGCGGTGGTGGAGGTATCGGGGGAGGCTGATAACCGCTAATATAAATAATAAATCAACAGTCCAATTCCCCATTGGACTTTTTTTATGTTCACTTATGTGAACTATTTTCAGAAAATAAAATCAGTCACAAACTAAGGGAATTAAAGGAAATTGTTGTAATATAACGGTAAGAAGTAAATATTTAATTTTTTAAAAAAAAGCTGCGCGAAACTTCATTAGTAACCTTATTATTATATGTAAATGAAAGGGGAGTATTAAATTGGATAAAAACGAAAAATTAAATAAGTTAGTTATTTCTTACCAAGAGACTCATTGCGATATTATCTTTGGCGAGATATATAGTATCGTTTCAGCGGAATGGAGAGGGCTTCGTTCGGTAGCAAAGTCGATACGATCAGACGAACACGAGACGTTAGCAATATACGAAGATACTCTACTAAGGTGTATCGAAGTGTATGATGGAAGAGGAAACTTTACGAATTTGTTAAAACGAAGTATTTGGCGAGCAAGACGCGATGTTTACCTAAAAAACGGAAATCGCTTGAAGAACGAAATACACCAACTAGAATCGGATGACGGAAAGTTATTCGAAATCAAAGACGAATCCTCAAACTTAGAAATTAGCGAAATTAAAGAAGCCGACCAGTTGGCGCTGATCGACTCCTTGCTGAAAGACGCGGACGAATTAACTATTGGCGTAGTTAAAACGTTCTTGAAACATCCGAAACCTACACCGACGGCAATCGGTAAAAGCTTAGGACTGCATCATTCAACGGTGATACGCAAACTCGAAAAGCTGGCGAGCAAATTCGATTCTAAACAATACGGTTCACACCGCGATTATTTAGTTGCGCTTTAAATTAGTGGACTACACGGCACTTAGGCACTGTGTCGTGTGGCGTACCACGGTTTTATTATACACGAAAGTCAAAGTTTTAGTAACCATTGACTATAGTGTAATCATAACAAGTTTCGACAAATTCCGCAAGAGATAACGGAGGTTCGCATTACTATGAAACGTAAATCTAATTCGGCATATCAGCCGTCTACTAATAAATATGCCCGATTATTCGGCGATAAAACCTATTTAGCGAAAAAATTTCAACGAATTGCACAAGATCCGGTACGTCTATACGAAGGTACGGGCGAGCACGACTATCCGGTTGTAAAGGCGGTGCGCCTCGGATGAACTTTTTCGCCCTATTATTCGCAATATACTTCATCGCAATAATCGCAACGGTATGGAAGGCGGCTGGCAGCGATGAAAACTAACGTAATCGATTTAGCGAAGTTAAAAGCGCAACGGAAACGCAAAGCAATCGAAGCACAATACGTTGCGTTTTACGGAAACAGTTACGCGAAGGTTGGCGCGGCGAAATAAGGTGGCGCCAGTCGGAGAGTACGAAGACAGTCGTTTAGTAAAGTGGTCGCCAAGCTGCCGCAGGATTGCCGGTTTGGTTTCGGCTGTAGAGATTCGTGCTTTGCGACGGGCGCGGGAACAGTGTTACCGGAAGCACCTTCGCGGTTGAGTTATAGCCTATCGTAAATCCCTTAGCGGTCGAGAAGCCTCGCGATACTGCGCCAAAAAAACCCGTACGCATGACTTGCGGTTGAACGCGTACCTTTAAAAACGCTAGCTGGCGTACCGCAATACGTTGGCAACCACCGGTCCGAGCGAAGGGTTTGGACGACCGGTTTTTACTATCGTATATGTTCCGGAGATTGGTCTAGGCAACTGTCTGCGGTGGATATACGAGGTCGACTCCGCGTCGGCTAAACCGTCAAATTACCAGCGCAATTTTCCCCGCGCCCGAGAACTGCAGGGCTGATTGCGAAGGTTACTACGTAGAATTTGGCGGTTCAGCGGGCGCGGGAATAAGCCAGCGTTCGAACTAATATAAGCAAGGAGGAAAATGAATGAGTCAATTCAAATTCGGAATGGACGCAATCGAAGAAACAAACGCAAGCGGAGGCGGTTCAACAGGCGGTGGTGAATTCGCAAAACTACCGAGCGGTACATCGCTGAAAGTAAAACTAACCGGTTTGCAAAACGTAATGCGCTACTACGGATACGGCGTGTTTAAGAAAGTGAATACGTTTATCGCAAAGAATCCGTCAGACCGCAACGAAAAAGGCTTCGTCGAAGCGAATCATACGCCGTGGGACTTAGCGTCAAAGTATTACTACGATAAGGCTTACGAAATGGTTAAAGACGTAACGGACGAAGCGGAAGTAAAAGCGATCAAGGAAAGCGCGGAATACAAAGCGTTAAGCACCGAAGGATTTAAGTACAGCGGAAAGCGCCGATACGCCGTTGGCTTCATCGATTTAGAAGTCGGCAAGGAAATCGTGCTGGACTTTACGAAGAAACAGTTCGAAGAAATTATCAAGGCGGCGCTAGTTAAATTCGATGGCAAGCGCGATAAAGTTGCGTTCGAAATCGAAAAGACAGGCGCAAGGCAGGATACGAAAATCACGATTACGCCGGTTCTTGATATGGACGACGACTTGACGGACAAAGAACGCGCTAACTTCGAAAAATTCGTCGGCAAAGAATTCAACGTTAAGTTATTCGAAGGCTTACTGTTCGAAGCGGACGAAAAGACACAAACGGAAAACTTAGTCGCGGCAGGCTTCGATATTTCGCTAATTGGCTTAACGGTTGGTGCAGGCGCGCAGGCAAGCGAAAATGAAGGCGCAGAAGACCCAACGAAAGCATTTTAACGGAGGTGATTGCGGATGTCATCAGTTGTTTTGTCTATATACACGCTAATCTTGATGCTACCGCTTTGTGTAGCGACAGTTAAGGACAATGAACTTAAGCGAGCGGAAAAAGTCGGAGTGATTATTATTATTGCACCGATTATAATTCTCGCATTATTAAACGTATTTTAAGGAGGCGGAATAATGGCAAAGAGACTATGGACAGTAAACGGTAGAGCTGATGCTACATTTTACGTATTTGCTGAAACGGAAGATGAAGCGTTAGACAATGCGCAACAAGGAGACTACGTGACGGTTGAGTTTAAAAACGTAGAGTCTTATTACGAAGAAGCATCCGAAGTGGAGGCGGAATAATGGCGCATGAAACTATCACGAAAGGACGCCATTCGGAACTCCTTGCGCAAACGGCGTTACTAGCGAACGGATGGGCGGTTGCTGAACCAGTGGCTCCCGAACCGTTTGACCTCGTAGCCCGTGCGCCTGGATCGGCGGAATGGACCACGATTCAAATTAAGAGCGCAAGAGTTCGCGACGACCGAAACGGTGAAATCGTATGTAACGCACGCAAGAACAACGGCAAGCCTTACGACGCTAATGATTGCGACATGTTTATTGCGGTGCTGAACGGCGATGTGTACCTGTTCGACAACCGCGGCATTTCGGAGTATTGGGTGGCTGCGAAAGACTTGGCGACCAAATGGACGCATTTAAAGACGGGAATCGAAAATTTAAAAATAGCGGAGGCGGCGCAGTAATGGGCGACCGACTATAAGGAGGAAGAACATGGCGAAAATTACAATGGCAGACGGCAGTGTATTCGAAGGGACAGTCGAGGAAATGGTGGCGCTACAGGCTGCGTTAGGAAACGTTCAGAAGGGGAACGAAGTGGGCGACGGTGAGTATCGCAAAGTGACCGACCGTGATCCACGCGTTGGGGATTTCATTAAATACGATAAGAATCCGTATACCTTTGGAGAATTAACCGTCGGTGAATATTACGAAATTAAAGAAATTGATTATTACGATGACCCGCAGATTGTTGACGACGGTGGGGAATTGTACGACACCAGCGGTGATGATTTCGAAGTGTACGAAAAGGTTGGCGCAGAGGAAGAAACGCAGTTGAAAGACGAAAGTACGGCACTTCGTGTCGGTGACTATGCTAAATTTATCAAGGAAGATACAGGAACAGACGGGGTTAAAGTCGGCGAAATAGTTAAGTTAACCGGAGAAGGAGTTGCATTCGATTTTGAATTCGAGAGAGTCTATGACGGTCATAAATCGCTAACTGATGCGATTTATTTAACAAAAGCAACCACCGAAGAAGTAGCCGAAGCAAAGGCGAAAGCAAAAGAGGCGGAGCGCTGGGCGGCAATCGGACGCAAGACCAACGAGTTCAAAGTGGGCGATGCAGTTCGTTATAAAAAGGCGTTTACAACTGTAACGGAAGTAAAACGCGGAATCATTCGCATTAACCAATCGAATAATCGCGATAATCAAATCGCAGTTCAACCGTCCGACTTAACGCTAGTGTTCCCAGCGGAGGCTCAATTCGAATGACCTCGCATCTAAATCCGCCCGAACCACGCATCGCAGGCAAATGCGCATATTGTGGTGACGAATTGTATGACGGATGTGAATACGTAAAATGCGTTAACACGGGGCGGTACTATTGCGACGAATCATGCTACGTTGAGCAGCAACGCGACGAAGGCGAGTTAATTCCGGAGGTGATTGGCGATTGAGATTACGGCTAAACGTGGCGCAACCTAGCGAAGTTGAGGCGCAACAAGCGAACGAAAGAATACAAGCGGCGGCACAGCGAAAGAAAGCCGCGACGGAGACAGCAGAAGAAGCGTTCGTGCGAATTGGGGCTGGCAACCTATCGCCAAAAGAACGCATATACTTCGAAGCTGCTAAACGAAACTACTTTTCCGAATCGGGTACGATAGGCAGGTTATCAGACGGAAAATGGACGAAAAAAGAAATACTCGAAATGGGCAAACGAGCACATGCGGTTGAAGCGGAGTCGTTACGGCAAAAACGGCTTCGCGACACCGTAGCAACTAAGCCGGACAATTACTTCGTTATTACAAATGACGATGACTTACCGGCAATGTTGGCTCGATTACACGCCGAAGTAGAAGCGCAGAAGAATGACGCGTGGTTCCGCAAAGCATTCGACTTATTCAATAATACGCATATTCGCAAACGACTAATACAAGAAGGCGTTGAGATTCCGTTAGTTCAATCATTTACCGAATGGGATACGGAAACAAGCGGCACGGATACGAGAATCGACCTATCCGGCGGTTACTCGTTTTGGTTGCCGAAATTAAACGAAGGTTATTACGTTGCATACGGACATTTAACAGACGACGCACAATGTACGCGATCAAAAGCGCTCGAAATTATCCGAGTGTTTATCGAAGACGCAAAGCATATCAAAGCGTTTCATAATACGCCATTCGACTACGCAATGTTCCTTAACGACGGATTAGCGCCAAAAGGATTTCGCTATGATTCAATGGACGCAGCGCAATTAATGAATGAGCACGAAGAATCTTTCGGTTTGAAGCCGTTAGTAACGAAGTACAAAAAATTCATCGGCGCGGAACATCTCGACGATTATACATTCGAAGATTTATTCGGCAATGGATCGCCGATGGTTTATCCGCCATTAGTAGTCGGCATATATGCGATCAAGGACGTTGAGAAAGGTTGGCTTTATACGAAATGGCAAATCGATATGATGCTAAAAACCGACGATTTGTATTATCCGTACTTTGAAATTCGCCAGTATCTATACGAAATAAATACGACAATCGAACGTACAGGATTCGTTATTGATACGCAAGAATTAAACGAATTAGAGCGCGAATATGAACCGTTGCTTGAACAAGCGATTAACGATATTTATTCCGCATACAACATCGACGACAAGTTCCTATACGAAATGTCAATGCATTTAAAAGGCGATAAGATTCGCGAATGGATTTCCAGCCGTGAGCGACAAATCGCCAAACAAAACGAAATGCTAGCGCGTTGTGAAGCCGAGTTGAAAACAGCAAACCCAACGACTAAGAAATATGCGCAATTAAAAGAACGTATCACGAAGTATAAATCGCAACCATTACCGGCAGCAATACCTCAAAATGCGCCGGATTATATTACCGAATTCAATCTTGATTCCGATGCGCACTTACAATACCTAATCTACGACGTGTTGAAAATCGAGGACAAAACGAAGCTATTCGATAAGAAGAGAGAGCGTTTAACGAATAAAGATGTTCTCGCAATGTACTTCCGCGAGGAACCTTCGCTTAAACCGTTAGCAACATACTCGGAGTTATCGACGCTATTAGGAACATTTATTAAGCGAATTCCGCACGTTCTTGATGTTGACGGAAGATTGCATACGCAGTTACAGACCGTTTCAACCGGACGTTACAGTTCGAAAGGATATAAAGGAAAATCAAACAAAATATTCGCACGAGTAATCACCGACGAAAATTATCTAGATCAAATGCGTTTGCTAGTTGACGCAGAAAAGAAAACGGAAAAAGGGCGCAATATCCAAAACATTCCGTCGCGAACAGAACGAGGTCAGCGCGTTCGGATGGCGTTTAAGCCGCCGGAGAATCACACGTTTATCGGTTCCGATTTATCATCGATTGAGCCGAGAATACAAGCGCATAGAATGGCGACCGAGTTTGGCGATGAAATATTCGCAGAAATGTATCGCAAAGGATTAGATCCTTACGTTGAATTTGCCGCAATATTATTCGAGGTTCCGCAAGAAGTATGTACCGAAAAGTATTATAAATCGGTGAAAGGGACAGCGAACGAAGTTCCAGCGTACAGAAAAGCGATGAAGCAAATGTTTCTTGCGATTGGTTACGGGCAAGCGTTCGATATGTTCTATAAGGGCGTTATACCTTTCGGAATTAGCGAAGAGCAAGCACACGTCGCGTACAACAAATTCGACGAGATATTGCCAGGATATAAAGGAATGGTCGAAGCAACGTTCGCACATTTACGTAAACACGGTTGGACGGCAACGATATTCAAACAAAAACGCCGATTCCCTGGTTACATCGAAAAATATAATCGGTTGTGCCAATTAATGCGTAAATGCGGTATTAACGGAAAAAATGACCATCAACTCGCAAAGAAAACGAATAAATTACCATGGTCAGATCGATCGGAATTTTGGCAATTAATGAGTTTCACTGGCGGTTGTGAGCGTGCAGCGTTTAACCATACGATTCAAGGATCAGGCGCCAACATATTGCAACTTTGCATGATTCGCGTTTATTACCAATGCGTGCTAGGTCGCGGATGGGAATTTTCGCTAACACTGCACGATGAACTTAAAGCGGCGATACCAAACGAACAATTAACGCCGGATGCGCCGAAGCTATTCGATGATATTATGACGAATACATTCCACTTAGTATTGCCGTTGGATTGCGATACGGTAATCGAAACGGAATGGATGGCAGAATACTCACCGAACGAATGGGATTTCGAAAAATGTAAACCGAAGGGGGCGAACGCATGAAAGTAATCGGATTTATGACCGTCATGCTTATCGTATATTTTATCGTGCCGATGGGCTTTCCGTACGAGCCAACGATCGTGCAATCGGCAGTCATTACGTTGCTGCTTTATATGTTGCGTGTCGTGCTGACCGAAGGTATTACGGTAAGAGCGGAAGAACAGCCGTTTCATACATGGCGAATAGTAGAAGACGAAGGGGAGGACGATTAGATGAAATTAAAAGTTGATTTCGAAACATTAAGCGAACTTGTTAGAGACGGATATGATTTCGAATTAAGCGGAGAAAATTACAAACACGTTAAAGAATTGCCGGAGGATATGGACGATAACGGAAGATACGTCTCTCACATTTACCAACGAGAATCTGACGGCAAGTATTTCCGAATTGATTTATTTTGGGTTCGATATGGCTACGAAGATTATTCATTCGAAAAGGATTACAACGACGGAGAACTAACCGAAGTTGAAAAACGAGAAGTCACAGTTACGAAGTGGGTGGTCGTTTGATGATTCCATACGTAAAGTTTATGAAACATGCGGAAAAAGTAACGAAAGCAGCATCGGCAAGTCGACCGGTATTAAAAGGCGTTCACCACGCGGAAGACGGATCGCTTGCTGTTACGGATTCGCACCGTTTGTACGTAGCAAAAAATGCACACGCAAATACGGCTGGCGATATTATCGACCCGAAAACAGGCGGAACAATCGAAGGTAACTACCCGGACGTTTCGCGGTTATTACCATATACTCCTGATGCGAAATACACCGTTAAATTATCCGTTAAAGAAACAAGCGACGCATTTGCAGCGTTATTGAAAATTAATCAAATACACGATCGGAAAAACGTGTATGTAGAAGCGGAAGTAACCGACGAGGCGAGCGTATTATTTTCCGCAAACAATCCTATCGCCCAAGCGCACTATAAGCCGATTACCACCGTCGAAGGCGAAGGAGAACCGATAGCATTTAGCACGCAATATTTTATCGATGCCATTGCGTTGTTTAAGGACGCTGGTGTAGAGGAAGTAACATTCCGGTATTATGGAGCGTTTCGACCGTTCACATTAACTGCTGGGCCAAACGATGAGTTATTAGCGTTACTATTACCGATTAGAAAAGGACGTGATTAATTGAGGGTTAACATCGAAGCAATTGCGAAAGAATTTACGGAACAACTTGACCGATGGTATTCCCGACCGGAGACATTCGATAACGAATTAGATACGATGATTCACCGTTGGTACTCGAATCCGCCGCAAGTATGGCCGAAGCGACCGTACTTTTCGCCGAGTAGTTCGAAAGCATGTCCGCGCGAACTGTACATGAAAGCGAAACGTGCGAAAAAGGACGCGTTTCCTAAACCGCCATACCAAGGGCGTTGGCAAGAAATCGGAACGGCAATCGGCGACATCATTCAGCGTACGGTACTCGCAATGGAACGTAACTTGCCCGACTGTCCTTTTCGATTCGAACGAAACGCCGACGGCACGCCAGTATTCGAAGATTTTGCGAAGAAGAACCACGAAATCACGCACAACGGCCAGCGCTTTTATTTGTACGGCACGTGTGACGGCATAATGCAATACGTTAACGCTGACGGCGAGATAATCCGCGTAGGACTCGAAATCAAATCGAAGCAAACAACGCCGAGCAAAACGTCACTATATTCGATGAAAGAGGCGGAAGAAGGTCATCGCAAACAATGCGTTGCTTACTCGCTTATGTATGACGTTGATTACTACATTATCCTTTACGTTAACGCAGCGAAGAAGAATTGGGTGATTAGCGACGAAGAATACGAAGCGACGCCGGACATTCGTGCGTTTGGATTCGAAATTACTGACGCGGAAAGAACGGAGCTGCTCGATAACTTTGCGGAAATAACAGCGGCAATTAATAATGATACGCCGCCGCCGTTGGATTTATCGCGGTGGACATTTAATAATTTCAAGACGGCGTGCGCTTTATCGCTTACAGACGAAGAAGTCGCGCAAGTAAAGACGCAAGTACGAAACGTGATGCGATCGGGTCTTCCGCAATTTAAGAAAGAAGGATACTACGATGCTTATGAATTTATAAAAGAAACGCGAGCGAAAGGGGAGGCGGTTTGATGTTATACGAAGTTAAATTATACGTAGAAAAAAGCGATACACATTTCGTAAAGGTAGACGAAGAGGGGCTCGAAGAAATTCGCGACGGACTTACTGATGATACTGCGCCGAATTTTATCGAAGTGTGGTGTTTTAACTGCGAGTGTGCTTTCGGTATAAATCGCAATAAAGTTACCGCCTATGAATATAAAGAGGTGACCGAATGAGAGTCCTAGCGTTCGACACCTCGATGTCATCGCCCGGAGTCGCCTTACTCGAAGTGAAAAACGGCAAAGCGAAAGTCCTAGCGGTCAGCCATGTTAAAACAACGTCGAGCCAGCCGCACGGTCTTCGTGCTGAAATAGTCGAGGCGTGGGCGGTCAGTTTTATCCATAAACACGGCGCTAAATTCGACGTAATCGTGCGCGAAGATTTCGTTGGGCGAACGAGCAAACAAGCGCATCCAGTTTACTCCGCATGGGGAGCGATCGACCAGGCGCTGAACAAATTCGGCTTGAACTTTACAACACCAGCTATTTCGCAGTCCGCCGTTAAGAAAGCGGTGGTCGGCGTCGGCAAGGCGGAAAAAGACGAAGTAGCTGTAGCAGTGCGGGAGTGGACCGGTTACGCTGGCGAATTTGCTTGCGACGATGAAAGCGATGCGGTTGCGATTGGATTGGCGTATTTAATCCGCGAAAAATTAATTACGAAGGAGTGATTCGGTATGGGTTATTATACACGATTCAAATTAGAAACAAACGATCCGGAAGTAATGGAAGAATTACTCAAAAAGGAAATTAGATCGTATGGTAAAACATTCGATTACCTGTTCGATATTGATGGAGATTCTTACGATTGTTACAAATGGTACGATCATGAAACGGATATGAAAGAAGTTTCGAAGGAATTTCCGGGAGTATTGTTCACGCTGAGAGGTGAAGGCGAAGAGTCCGGCGATTTATGGCTTAAATATTTCAAGGACGGAAAAATGCAGAGTTGTCCAGCTAAGATAGTATTCGATAGTTACGACGAAAGTAAATTGCGATAGGAGTGATTCGTATGTTCCTGTGGGAAAATATTTTGTCGGTGGTTATATACATGGCGGCAATTTTCACCGCGTTCTATCTCGGTAAATATGTTGCGAAAAAGGAAATCGAGGAGAAAGGCGAATGAATCTAAACGAACAGTTACTCGAAGCTAACCTACGCGAATTAGCAGACATAAACTACCGCATTAAACGCGTCGACGAAAAAAGGGCGGACTTAATCGCTCGCCGAGCCACCGTCGAAAAGGCAATCGCAGAATTGAGTCGGTCGCAATGAAAATATACTACTATTCTATCGCCGGAAACATTCGCCGGTTTCTCGCAAACTGCCAACTTGACGCGGAACTACTAACCGCAAGCACTATCGCAACCGAGCCGTTCGTCCTCGTTACGAATACGCTCGGTTTCGGCGAAGTGCCTGCGCCAGTAGCCGCCTTCTTGCGCAATAACCACCGCAATTTAGTTACAGTTGCGGGCAGTGGCAATCGTAACTGGGGCGCCAACTTTGCGAGGGCAGCCGATTTAATCAGCGAAAAATATAACGTGCCAATCATACTTAAATTCGAATTGTCGGGCACGGCGGAAGATGCGAAATACTTTACGGAAAGGGTGCGATGTATTGACGAGACATATCGAGTTAAATAACGAAATAACACAACGCAAGGAAAACGGATTTTACCGGCTGGAAAAGGATCGCGAGGCAGTGGCGGAATTCATGCGCGAAGTAGAAGAACGCACGGTGAAGTTTGCGGACCCAATCGCTCGATTACGATATTTAGTAGATAACGATTTTTACTACGATGTATTTGCGCAATATGAAGACCTCGTGTTATTGGAAGCGCAAGCCTTAGCGGATAGGTATAACTTTGAATTCAAATCGTATATGGCAGCGTCGAAGTTTTATAAAGACTACGCGCTTAAAACGAACGATAAGACGCAGTACTTAGAAAATTACGCAGAACATGTCGTTATTGTTGCGTTGTATTTGGCGCAAGGTGATTACGGAATCGCAATCGACCTTATTACCGCAATGATGGAACAACGCTACCAGCCGGCAACGCCAACGTTCTTAAACGCAGGGCGCAGTCGACGAGGCGAAATGGTTTCGTGCTTCCTGCTCGAAATGGACGATTCGCTTAATTCGATATTCCATAATATTAATACCGCCGGCCAGCTTTCGAAAATAGGCGGAGGTGTGGCGTTAAACCTTTCGAAATTACGCGCACGTAACGAGCAAATAAAAGGCATCGACAACGCTGCGTCGGGCGTCGTGCCGGTCATGAAACTGCTCGAAGATACGTTTTCCTATGCGAATCAATTAGGGCAGCGAAAAGGGGCAGGCGCGGTCTACCTTAACGTATTCCACTGGGACGTTAGCGAATTCCTCGATACGAAGAAAATTAACGCGGACGAGAAATCGCGCATTCAAACGCTATCGATCGGGTTAATTGTCGAGCATAAATTATTCGAATTAGCACGCGCCGACAAAGACTTATACGTATTCGCTCCATATAGCGTATACAAAGAATACGGCGTACACATGGACGATATGCGAATGGACGATATGTACGAAGAGTTAGTCGCCAATCCGAACGTAAAGAAACGCGTATTAATGACTGCACGCGAACTACTCGTCAAGATTGCGCAAATTCAGCTCGAATCGGGATATCCGTATTTCATGAATAAATCGAATGCGAACGAAGCGCATGCGTTGAAAGACATCGGTCAGATTAAAATGAGTAACCTTTGCACCGAAATATACCAGCTACAGGAAACGTCGGAAATAAACGATTACGGCGTCGATGACGTCATTCGTCGCGATATCAATTGCAATCTCGGCTCGCTAAATATTCCGAACGTAATGAAACCCGGCAACACTTTCCGCGATTCCGTTCACGTAGGTATCGAAGCGCTGACGACCGTTTCGGACATTTCGCGAGTACAGAATGCGCCATCGGTCAAGAAGGCGAACGAAGAGTTACATGCGGTAGGGCTTGGCGCAATGAACCTACACGGCTACCTTGCGAAAAATAAAATCGCTTATGAGTCCGCCGAAGCACGCGACTTTGTGCGAACGTTCTTTATGATGATGAATTACTACTCGCTGGAAAAATCGATGCTGATTGCGAAAGATCGAGGCGAAACGTTCAAAGACTTCGACAAGTCCGAATATGCGAAAGGAACTTACTTCGAAAAGTATACGCAAAATGACTACGCGCCGAAGACGGAAAAAGCGCAGCAACTATTCGAAGGTATCTACGTGCCAACACGCGAAGATTGGGCGCAATTAGCAACGCAAGTAAAAGAACACGGCTTATATAACGCATATAGACTTGCGATCGCACCGACACAATCAATCGGCTACATTCAAAACGCCACGGCTTCGATTGCGCCTATCGTTAATCAAATCGAATCGCGCACATACGCAAATAGCACAACGTATTATCCAATGCCGTTTATGGACGAAACGAATATGTGGTTTTATAAATCGGCGTTCGACATGAATCAATTCCGCGTGATGGACTTATTCGCAGCAGCGCAGGAACACATCGATCAAGGTATTTCGACGATTCTATTCGTTAATGCGGACGCGTCGACGAAAGATATTGCACGCTATTATATTTACGCTGACAAAATTGGATTGAAGGGTCTTTACTACACGCGAACGAGAAACCTTGCGATTGAGGATTGTACGTCATGCGCGGTTTAAACGAAAAGGAGGGAACGGATTGACTAAATTAGCGGTGAATTGGAATTTACACGAAGACGACTTTACGCAAATGTTTTATACGCAGAACACACGCCAGTTTTGGCTGCCGGAAGAAATCAGCATTAGCGCCGACAAGAATACGTGGGCGGAATTAACGCCAGCGGAAAAAGAAACGTATAAAAAAGTGCTCGGCGGGCTAACGCTGCTCGACACGGAACAAGGCGGCGAAGGCATGCCGTTAATCGCAATGCACATCGAAGGACTACAACGCAAAGGAGTGCTGGCGTTCATGGGCGCAATGGAGCAAATACATGCGAAATCCTACTCGACGATATTCACAACGCTTGCAACCGACGCGGAAATCGACGAGGTGTTCGAATGGGTGCATAATCATCCGCAATTACAACGCAAAGGAAAGATCGTCAGCGATTACTATATGCGCCTGTTCAAGCCAACGATTAGTAAGTCCGATTTATATATGGCGATGGTCGCTTCCGTTTATCTCGAATCGTTCTTGTTTTATTCCGGATTCTTTTATCCGCTGTATCTCGCCGGTCAAGGAAAGCTAACAGCGTCGGGCGAGGTGATTAACTTAATCTTACGCGATGAATCGATACACGGCGTATATGTCGGCTTACTTGCGCAGGAATTATTCGCACAATTGCCGCCGGACGTACAAGACGCAGTGGAACAAGAACGCGCCGAATTGCTAACGAAATTATACAACAACGAATTGGAATATACGCATGACCTTTACGCGGACATCGGCTTAGTCGACGAAGTTAACCGATTCATTCGCTACAACGCAAATAAGGCGTGCATGTGTCTCGGAGTTGCGCCGGCGTTTGAAAGCGAGCCAATCAATCCGATAGTGGAAAACGGATTGAAAACCGACACGAAGAATCACGATTTCTTTAGCGTAAAAGGAAACGGCTATGTTAAGGCGACAAAGGTCGAACACTTATCGGATGATGATTTCGATTTTGCTGACGCGTAAATGTACGGAATTACTGGCGGAGTGGATAGGATTAATTGCGCGACAACTACCGCCAGCACTTATTATAAATAAACGGATAAAGGGAGCGATTATATGTCATTCTTCGGAATATCATCTCGCAATGACGAACAAAAACGTGCCATGCAAGCGCTGATTAATGATAAACCATTTACGTTTCTAACCGGTCCGTCAGGCAGCGGAAAAACACTCGTAGCCCAAGCGGTAGGATTAGAACGCACAATTGAAAATCCGGTTTATCGCAAAATGATATATACGCGACTACAAACGCAAGTAGGAATGGACGTCGGGGCACTACCCGGCGACCTAAATGAAAAGACTTATCCGTTCATTGCTCCGTTTATGGATAATCTCGAAGTGATGAGCGAAAAGTCGAATGAGATTAAGCGCTACTTGACCGAAGGAGATGACGACAAACGAAAAGTATTCTTCGATACAATTCAAGCGATTCGTGGACGTTCTTTAAATCATGCGTTTGTAATGTACGATGAAATTCAAAACGTCGATATCCATACGATTTCTGCGCTTGCAACTCGTCCTGGCACAAACGCTAAATTCGTATTTCTCGGCAATTTTTCGCAAATAGATAATCCGAAACTACGCAACGTAAGCAATAACGGACTTTACAAATTACTAAACGGTTTATACGAAAAAGGAGCGCATCGATACTTCGATCATATTAATCTAACCGAAACGCAACGTCATCCAGTCGTTGAGGTAGTCGAAGATATTCTACGTAATCATGAAATGCCGGCGGAATTTGCATCGTTAGAAACGCGCGGGAATATTGCGAGGTAGATAACTAAAGTGAGGTGTATGAAATGTATTTAAAGCAAGTGCAGGAATTAAAGAAAATTACTTCTAATTTAAAAAAACAAGGGAAAAGCGAAGAAGAAATAAGAAGAGCAATTAATATCTATTTACAAGAATTCAAGCGAAAAACTAACCCTAATGGTGACTTAGATATTATTTAATAGATAACTTATATGAAATAAAAAGGGAGTAGCTAAAATGCAAACAAAAGATGAAATAACTGTAACAATTAAAGATTCCGAAAATAAAACATTCAGTAGAAATTGGAAAAATACAAATGATAAAAGAGATGCTGTCAGATGGACGTTAGAACATGGGGATTTACCATATTATATAAATATTGCAAGTATTATTGAGATTGCAGTGAAGTAAAAGGTAGTTATAATGTGATTAAAAAACTAATTTAAAGGAGAGAGATAAAAATGAAAAAATGCCCTAAATGTAATTTTGAAATGGTTTATTCTGATGAATACTTAGTGTTATGGGATGGAGTAGAAGTTGAGGTTATTCTCTGTAAACAATGCGATTATAAAGAAAATGTAAAAGAAACCGCATAGTACTAAACTTATCCGCAATAAAAGGAGGCAAACGAATGAGTAAATCGTCGGAAAGATTAGAAGAATTATTGAAAGAGATAGCGCAAGTATTCGACCTTTCATCCGAGAAAATGGACGATGATTATGAACTACGTCGGGGAGAAGTCAAACAGATATTCGAATTACTTAGCGCAAAGACTTCGCCAATGAACGTCAATATCAAACGCTTAAACGAACACGCAGTAATTCCGCAATATGCCAAAGCGAATGATTCCGGCTTTGATTTAGTCGCAACAGAAGATGTAATAATCGAGCCAGGCGAAACGGCGAAAGTGCCCGTCGGCTTGTCGTTCGAATTGCCGACTGGCTACGAATTGCAAATACGACCACGCAGCGGAATCACTTCAAAAACAAAGTTGCGCGTGCAGTTTGGCACGGTGGATAGCGGTTATCGTGGCGAGGTTGCGGTGACGGTCGATAATATTTTACCGTATACACCTACAACCGTTTGCTATCTGTACGGGATAACTGGCGAAATTGATATCGAAAGCGGCAATAGCGCAGATACACTGAATGGTAATTCGTACATCATCCGCAAAGGTGA